ATGGTTGGTAATGTGCCCGTGCTGACCAACTTACTCGTCCAGGGTGGTGAGCCTTGCGACGATGATTGCGCCGGTGGTGAGCCCAACACCTCTAACGAGGTCGGCAACTGCGCCCCTGACTACACTCTCTACATTCCTCTCCAGTTCTGGTTCTGCCGCAACCCTGGTCTTGCGATTCCCCTGATTGCCCTCCAGTACCACGAGGTGCGCATCAATGTGGACTTCGAGACGTGGCAGAACTGCCACTACTACGAGACTGCCATCGGTGCGGTGTCCACGTCAGCCGCCGCCCAGTCGCTCGCCGCCGCGTCGCTGTATGTTGACTACGTGTACCTCGACACCGAGGAGCGCCGCCGTTTCGCCCAGCAGAGCCACGAGTACCTCATCGAGCAGGTGCAGTACACTGGCGCTGAGTCCATCACGTCGTCTTCCAACAAGATCCAGCTGAACTTCAATCACCCCGTGAAGGAGCTCTTCTGGGTCGTCCAGCGCGACTCATTCGTTGACTGCTCGGGCCCTAACTGGATTGCCTCAGTGGGCGGGCCCCAGCCTTTCAACTACTCCGACGACTTCAGCTCGGAGGGTATGGTGATGTCTCTGCTGTCTCAGGCGACTGGTAACAGCAACGCTGCCTTTGTTGCGACGGGTAATCCCTCACAGGCGACTGCGTTCCTCGGACAGGGTCCCACGCAGCCCTCTTCGCTCATTGGTGCGGATTCGTTTGATACCACTGGTGTGAACGAGTTCGAGTCAACGGTTAACTACCTGCTCGCCAAGGTGATTCTCGAGTCCGGTGTGCGCTGCGAGGGCAAGAACCCTGTGGAGGTCGCCAAGCTCCAGCTCAACGGCCAGGACCGCTTCACGGAACGTGAGGGTGCCTACTTCGACCGCGTCCAGCCTTACCAGCACCACAGCCGCACGCCTTCGACGGGTATCAACGTGTACTCGTTCGCCCTGCGCCCCGAGGAGCACCAGCCGAGCGGCACGTGCAACTTCTCGCGCATCGACAAGGCGACGCTCCAGCTGACGGTGTCCATCAACACGGTTGTGAGCACCCGCACGGCCCAGGTGCGCGTGTATGCGCTCAACTACAACGTGCTCCGCGTGATGAGCGGCATGGGTGGTCTAGCGTACAGCAACTAAACAATATATTAACAAAAACTAAAAACGGGGAAACCCAAAATTGAGCGTTGATACCAACATTCAATTTTGAGTTGAATAAGTAAGTTTAGAATTGTGATATATAGTAAATTCTATTCTGTAAACATTTTTTGAAAGTCTGGGTCTGCTAATGATATATCTTCTTCTGTGATATTATCAAATACTCGTGTTTGATGAGTGTAATATGGATGTCTGTAAATATTTTTCCCCATAATAGGACTTGCTCTTTTAGTATTAAGTGTTACTAACATTGCTAGTCTAGATGATTTAGAATTATTATCATCCGATAAGTGTATCGTATTTCCGTGAAAAAAGCACACATCTCCAGGTTCCATTATCATTGGTACTGGAGAATACCCTTTATTAAGCAATGACTCGTAAACATCGCTCTTAATCCCGTTATCAGAATCTCCACGTCCCCAATTATCATGGGGCAACAATCCCAATAAATGCGACTTTGGAACAACTTGTAAACACCCATTCTCAATAGTGCACTCATCTATCGCAATAAATGCTGCATGTGTTTCTGGAAATGGAACACCTGATAGATTCCAATAATGATAATCTTGATGTGGATTAAACCCAACAATTCCAGGATACTTCAACGCGATTTTATTATGATAACAATACACATCGTCATCAAAAATATTTGACATTCTATCTAATATCTTATACGATTTCCCTATCTTTGAATAGATATCGACACCATCTGTGTCATTCCATACACTTATAGTATGAAATGATGGATGCTCACCATTCATTTGTTTGGAAATAACAGATTTAACTCTATCGTTAAATATTGGTTGTTGAATTATTTTCTGTCGAACTATATTCATCTCTTCACTAGTAAATACACCTTTAACTACAATATACCCTTCTCGCCAAAAATGTATCTTTTCATTCTCGTTCATTCTACTATTTATATACTATTGTATAATTATAAATGCACCCAGAAGCTCGGGATTTTACATTATCTGTGAAATCACAATTTCCTACATTTTTTGAAGGTAAGCGAGTGCTTGATGTAGGATCTGGAGATATTAATGGTAATAATAGGTTTTTGTTTGAAGGTTGCGAATATCATGGAAATGATGTTGTATCTGCACCAAATGTAACGATAGTTTCAAAAACATCTGACCTACAATTTGGACCGGAAACGTTTGATACGATTATAAGCACAGAATGTTTTGAACATGATCCTGAATATAAGGAATCATTTCGGAAAATATTATATATGTTGAAACCTGGGGGGTTATTTACGTTTACATGTGCGTCTACTGGACGTCCAGAACATGGAACACGTCGCACATCTCCACACGAGTCATATGGGACAATCGGAAATATAGACGGTTGGACTGATTACTATAAAAATTTAACCTTCGAAGATGTAGTCGAATGTATAGACATAAACACATTCAGTAGCTTTGGACACTCTTACAATCCAGTTGCGTGCGACCTATATTTTTGGGGAATAAAACGTTAAATTGAATATTAATTAATATAAATTAATGAATATAAAATGAAACTACCTTGGTTAAATAAATATGAACGCGGTAGGTCTGATGAAAAGTATGTATTTCCAAGTGATTTTGATATTAATATTTATCGTGACTTTAACAATGACATAGCTCATTATGACGACGCGATGTTGAAATTACACTTCGTAAATTTCGGTAATAGAGAAAAACGAATATATTCTCTTAGTACTTTACTTTTAAAACATCATCATCTAGTGTATTTTGATTTAAATTATTATATTCAAAACAACACAGATATCTCTTTTAATACACCCTACGAATATATATTAGATTATATTAAAAATAGATTAAATGATAACCGAAAAATATCTCAGCGCTTGACGGAATTTAAAAGAATAAAACAAGAGAAACTTTCTGATATACTCGTAGACCCCAAAGAAGACTTTAATTGGCTAGGACCAGTTGAAAAGAACGAGTACAAAATCGGAATAAATCAAAGCGAATCTTCAAATGAATGGTCTGAAGATTCTGTGATAGCAAAGTTAATAAACGAGAACGAATTGGTACTGAACATAGGTGCGGGATATAGAAGAAATGCGGATAGGTATTATATGTTAGATAATGTTATTAATACTGAGATATTTGCATACCCAACTACCGACATTATATGTGATGGAGGAAATCTACCATTTAAGGATAATTCATTTGATGTTGTCTTATCATTAGCAGTTTTAGAGCATGTGAAAAACCCATGGGTACATGCAGATGAAATGATAAGAGTGCTGAAACCTGGTGGAATTGTATATGCAGATGTTCCATTTTTGCAGCCTTACCACGGATATCCTCATCACTATTATAACATGACAACTGCTGGATTGAAGAACCTTTTTTCTAAAAAAATAGAAATTGTCAGTCACACGGTACCTTCGTGGTCGAAACCCATATTTACATTAACTTGGTTTCTATCAAGCTACTGCGATTTCCTAACGGATGAACAAACTGTAAAAACATTTAAGAACCTAACAGTCAACGAAATAATAATAAATGGAAATGATGGCAAACTAGATTATGTCAGAAATTTGGATGTTTCCAAAGAAGAAATAATAGCGAGTGCGTCAACATTAATTGGAAAAAAAACAGCATATGCTAGTAAATGACCATCCCAAATAAAAAAGTTATAGTATATTCTGTAAATTTAGGCAATTACGATAGAGACACATTTACACATATTGAGCAGACGTATCCCGATGTAACGTACAGAGTATATAAATCCGACGTCGATAACATAGCATCTGATGCTAGAAACGACTACGAAGCTTCTAAAAGATTTAGAATGGGAACTCCGTATTTAAAAAATTTAGAAACATTTGACATTGCCATATATTTAGATGCCAATGTTCAAATAATAGACCCGTCATTTGTAGAAACAATTGTAAATGATCACAATATTCTCCAATGGGATTTCTTAATGTCAAACCACGAGTCTTGTAAAATCCCGTTAGATGAAATTGAACTTGCAAAGAAACGTCAAAATAAATACTCATTAGAAGGTCTTGACCGTATGAAACATTTGGTAGAAGACTGTCATGAGCGAGTTTCGTGGTGCGGATTTAACGCACAGTGGTTAAAATCACCGAGATATAGTAACCTAAAATTAATTTTCGAAGATTGGTGGAATCTCGTAAGAGTAGATCCAATTGGTGTCGCAAATGATCAAGTTGTTTGGCCACTCGCCTATTATAAATCAAAGGAAACCTATCCTATCTTTTTCAGAGAAATTGCCCAACAATATACTTCATTACAATTTTTTAAGCTACATTTTGTAAACCACGGACAACCTCCAGATAAAAAAGAAAAGTCCAAAATCAATCTACGTTGGTTGAGAAGATAAAATTCTACATTTTATATGTTTGAAATACGTATATATCATCCGCTCGCTTACAAATGTATGACACGGATAATATGGCTTGGTAGTCAATTTCAGTAACTGATCGACAGTTAATTTTCCACCCATGTACTTTGAATCCTGCCATACATTAGGGTGAGCTTCAAGTAACGGAAGCCACGTATTTTTATAAAATGAAACATATTGTAGCATATACTCGGGGGTAGTCATAAAGTAGTTCCAGAATGCAAATGTAGTCTTTTCTAGCGAACGTATTATACCAAATTTTAGTCTTTTCGGCGGACTAAATATTTTCATAATACTATTAAAGATATCTTCTACATACGGGGAGTGACATTCGAAAAATCCATGATATCCTATAGATCCAAGAAATACAACATCATGGTAATTTGGGTCAGCTCTTTCCAATAGGTTAAAAAAGTGCTCTCTACTTACTTTTGAAAATATAGAATATGCAATAGTTCCTACATAATCTTTATCCTTCCACTCATGATGCAAATCCATCAGTTCATTTCTGTACATTACTCCTTCTTGAAGGACACATTGGTCTTTAATCCGGTAAATTCTTGCCCATTCATATGAACTAAATTCATCAATTGCTTGACGTTCACTCTTATCATCATAACATAACACATAAATAATTATATTTTTCATTATAT